GTTCCGTAGTAAGTTACAGCAGAAATTGTTGTTCCTGTAGCAACACCAGTACCATTAACAACTTGTCCAACCGCCAACAAGTTTGGCTGACCTGTAGATGCGCTTATTGCGTTTGATACTAAGAATTGATTAGTACCAGATGCACCACTTACGCTAGTGCTACTTTGGAAAGAATAATTTGCCAAAGCTACTGCCGCATTAGAGATTGAATAATTAGTGGATGTTGATGTAGCAACTTGAGTAAATGAACTAAGAGTTACATACTGAGCTGGGTTGTTAGCATTGGCTGGGTTAGTCACTGCATAGCCATGAGCAGATGCAAATGTAACCAAAGCTTGTCCGCTATTGGGCTGACCAACTACAGAAGATATGGCAGGAGTTGCCGCACTGATTGTTAATGTCTGTGGTGATCCACCAGTACAAGCCGCATTGGTCTGATCAAAAATATCAGATCCAACTGCTCTCATCCTGAATGACATTGCAGGATAACGAACAGAAGATGCGGGAACTGTACGGTTTTGAGTCTTAGCATTATTACCATATGAATAGGTAAATCCACGCTGTTTATCAATTGATCCTTCAATCAATACTGACACACCATAGTGAGTCATTAATGAAGCTACTGCACTACCTGTATCTCTTTGCTCATAGCGTACTGGCAAGTTACCTGTACGGCTCCAAGGAGTAGTTTGTGAACTACCTGTATATGCGCCATTACCTGCGCCAATTTGGTGGAGGATATAAGGCTCGCCATTAAGAACCACACCCCAACGCAAAGCACCAGCTCCGTACCATGCGTATTCCATCCATATCATTTGAACCTTAGTCCAGTCCAATGCATCACGGATTTGTTTGTTGCCGTTCCATGTATCTGCTGAAAAAACAGTATCTACTGGTAAACCACCAGAGTCAGAACGAACTACTACGTTCATTGCATATGGATTGGTTGGCGTTGGTGTTCCATACTGCATAAAGAATATGCCATTGGAATCATCAAAAATACCTACACGCTGATACTGTCCAGTTACAGAAGTACCAAAGTTAACGTTAGATGCCATGTAAAAAGTTTTACCTGGCTGGTATCTATGGTAAGGACGGCTTTGACGAATCGTAATATCGCCTGGAGTATTACCTCCACCAATGTTCATTGATACGCCGCCAAGACCAGGGTTCTGAACTATATAGGCTTGACCTGATACGTTTTGAATAACATTTTCCCAACGCAGTGGTTGAACGCCGTATTCAAAGTCAGCATCATAGATGTTTTGAGATTGAGATATTTTTAACTTACCAACAACGTCACGCAAACGTTGGGGCGCAATGAACTGCGCTGATCCATCAATACCTTCCCAATCCATCGTAGGAGTTTGCACACCCTGATTTGCAAAACCAATAGAATTACTATTGACATTGCCTGATTTAGAAAAGAAATAATTGCGTAATGACAAACCCATATAAACCCCTAATTAAGCCAAAGAAAGGGGCCGTAGCCCCTACTGATTAGTCGTAGTTACCGTATGGGTAGGTAGTTGCGTTACCAACGTTAACTGATGGGTCATTCTGTACATACTGAATAATGATGTTTAATTTACCAGCATTAACAGAAGTCAAACTTGATACAGTCATAGCCAAGTTAACAACCACTTGTGAGAACCATGTAGGTTGCTGACCAGGTTGTAAGTTCTGTACATCTTGCAATGTAGACTGTGCATTAGCGTACTGAGCAGCAGTAAATGTTGCTGTTGAACGACCAATGCTTGAACCTGTAATGGCTGCAACAGTAGCATATGTTCCACCAGTTGTTACAAAGTTGTTTGCAATGTATGGCTGAATAGATGTTACTGCGTGAGTACCGTCTGTAGGCTGAACAATGTTATCAATAAAGATATTTTGGATGTAAGACTGGTAAGGCAGTAAGAATACTGCGCCACGATAGTTTGTACCAGATGCATCAGCAGTTGGAGCCGTTGCCGCTGTTGGGCCTGTATTTACAAATGCACCAGCTTGTGGTGTGTAAATAGTAGCTTGTGAGTTAGGTAATGTGTTAGATGTAACAAATATACCAGATGCTCCACCGTATCCAGCAGTACCAACAGTAGTGTTGGAAAAGTCTAATAGGCAAGATTGTGATAGTAAAACTGGGCCAACGTTACGTTGTGCGCCAAAACGGTTATCGCCCGATAGGATTGGGCCTTCAAAGGTGGAACGTGCCATTATAAGTTTCCTTATGCAAAAGATACCTTGTTAATCGTTGCATCGTCTGCTGGGCCAGTGGCAACAAGGTTGAATTCCCAGATGCATAGATAATACATCAAATAAATAAATTGTCAACAAAAAAGGGAGCCGAAGCCCCCTTTTTTTACTGATCAAAAGATCAATATGTACCGTAGATTCCTAGTGGATCTGACCAACCAAAAGAGTAACGCTCTCTTGATTTGTAACGTACGTTCCCTGTATCAAAATCTCCGTCCATTGAATTTTGCAGGGGTGTACGCTCGAAGTGTTTCATACCGTTAGGTACATCGGTTAACAAGAACCAAGCATTAGGCGCTGTCAAGAAGTGATTGATTGTGTATCCTTCTGGGATAGAACCATTGTTCTCGATAGCGTTAATGTCGTTGTTGTTTGTACCAACACGCAATTTAGTTTCGAGCAAGCGAGTTGCAACGAACTGTAGTGCAGGTGGAACAATCAACTTCTTGGGCTTAGCGGCGATCAAAAGACCACGCTCATCTGTCCAAGCTGCGATCTGAATAACTGCGTTTTCAAGCGCTGTTTCGTTCAGGTCAGCAGGTGTAGATGGTGCGTTGGAGTTTGTTCCACCGTTAACCAATGGGTGTGAAGAGTTAAACAAAGATACACCGTCACCACCAACATAAGCGGAGTTAAATCCGTTATTAAGTGGAGCAGCAGCTTTTACCTGCTTTGTGTATGCCATAGCACGGGCAAGACCCTTGGTGTAGCGAGCAGACAAGCTGTCGTACAAGTTATCCTCAATCGCCTCTTCGGTGATTGCGAATCCAAGAGCAATAGTCTCATGGTTATAGCGAGTTGTCCATGCCTCTTGCGCATTGTCGTAGCTGATGGCTGTGCCCTCGGCTTTGACTGGTGCTGCTGAGAAACCAGACAGTTTTGTTTCCTCTTCAAAAGAACGCTCAGAGGTTTCTGTTTCATAGATCTCTTTGTGCTCTTCTCCGTATCTTGCATACTCTAAACCAAACAATGCGTTTAATCCAGGAAGCAATTCCTTCAATAGTTGTGCTCTTGAAATAGCCATTTAATTGCTCCTTAATTAAGCGGTTTGAGTACCAGTAGCATTGTAGTAAGAATTCAAACCAAAGTTCATCTTAAAGAGTCCTTCTGGGTACTGAGTAAATACTAATGTACTGTTTGCTGGGATGGTAATACCTGTAGAGGATGTACCTGCGGGAGAAACAACTGTTGCTGCCTGTGCGTTAATAGTAACGGCAGTTGCACCAGCCGCTGCTGCGGTAGCTACAAAAGAACCTGTTCCAATGTATTGACCGTTAGCTGCTAAGTAACCAACTTCTGTACCAATAGGCAAAGCCACTGGTAATGCGCTGGTAACAAGTGATGTACCGCCGCCGCCGCTTGTTAAAGTAGCAGTTGTAGCAGTAGCTGTATCACGAACTAGGTCAACCAAACGGAATGGGAATGTGCTGGTTGTTGCATATGATGGTGTGCTTGTTACGGCAATACCGTTATATGAATCGCCAGTATTAATGTTTCCACCAACCGCTGCTGTAGAACCTGAGTAGTCTGAACCATAGAAGTTCAAACCAATCATAGGTGTAGAGATTGAACCTACTGTAATGCTAGTTGTACTTGTGGTAGCAACTGCTTTAAAGAGGACATCTGGATCATCAGTAACGTAAGCAAATGCGTCACCAGCCAATGTATTGGCGGGCCAATATTGACTGAAACGTTTTTGTTTAGATACTGGATCTGTGAATGTACAACCCACGAAGATACCGACTTGACCGTAACCTGCTCCACCAGTTGTTGCTGATGCGCCTGTAGTCATTGTTACACGAGTTACATAGCCACGGGTAATTGCAACCATATCGCCAAAGTAAATATTGGTTCCAAAGTTATACTGAATCGGCAATTGTCTTGTCGATGCTGCATAAAATTGTCCACCAATAAGACTTACTGGCTTAAACCCGTATGGTGCGGGAATTGTTGGATATGCCATTTAAATCTCCAAAAAATTAACTTTTACCGAATGTCACCTCGGAACGTCTGTCTTTAAACAGAGGCATCCTTGGATCACTATTGCGCATGAAAGTATTGTCAACAGATTCCATTTGAGCTTTGTTTTGGTTAGCGTAGTATTCCTGCGCTTGCTTAACAAACTCAGCAGGGATTCTGCAAAGCAATAATCCACCGACTTCAATGCCACCTTTAAATCGTCCATCTTGAACTTCATGCATCATTAACTCAGGATAATCTTCAGACTTGCAAGGCTCATAACCTTCACGAAGTCTCATAGAAATATTCTTAGGATCTGCTTGACCAACCATACTGATGCGGATGTACCTGTGTTCCCAACCTGGTCGTGGATCAGGCATTGGTAACTGCTCAGGTGGCCTCCATGCATCTGGACGTTGGAAAGCTGCACGAGTTTCTACTTCTCTTGGTTTACGATTTTGTTCTGACATGATTAAGCTCCTTTTCTTTCTTTAGCAACCTGACGGGCATAGTCCTCTAATGAGACACCAAGCCGCTTGGCGATATTTACCTGACTCTGGGTTAGTACGATTTTTTTAGACGCTGTACTCCTAGACGCAGGTGCTACTATCGACTTCTTGGGTGGAGGAGATGCATCCACTTCAGTATCGCTATCAAAAGCATCTGGAAACCTAGTACGCATTTCGGAATCAATTCTTCGGTAATACTCTTCGCTCGATGGATTTAAGCGCTCATCTTGCGTGAGTTCCTCGTGTATGGCAAGCGCATAACTGGTCATGCGCCGATCTGAGCCGAACCAAGGATTCTTATCTTTCCAGGCCTCCGCCTTTCGGTCTAGCTGCGCTGGTTGCGTTACCTGCGTTTGTACCTCATTCTTTTCCTCTTGTAAAGGGGTAGGCTTAAAATTATGTAACCTTTCTGCCTTAATCGTAACGGCAGTTAGTTCACTTTGTGCCTCAGCCAAAGCCTCTGCATCCCCCGTCTCATAAGCAGCTTTGTACTTATTTTTGGCAGTTTGGATCTCATTGTCCACAACCTTTTTGGCTTGTTCTAAGAGAGCAGTTTGCCCTTGATTCAATGAACCTTTGAGCTTTTTGTTTTCTTCAACAACGGACTGAGCCAGCTTTAAAGCTTCCTCACGTTCACGATAAGCCGCTTCTTTTGCACGGCGTTCATCGTGATATCCCTTGGTGAAATGTTTAATTCTTTTCTTGACTGATTCGTTGTATGTTTCCAACTCATCATCAGAAAATTCTTTGGGCGGTTCGTCTGCGGGCTTGCGACCACGATCTGGTTCAGGTGTATCGTCAATGATCTCAAGTTCTGGAGTCTCCTCCACTTCGACCTTGCTATCCACCTCATCAGGAAATTGAAATGTTCTTTTTTCTGTTGACATAGTTTTTCCTTATGCTGCTCTTTGAATACCACGGGGGTCTTGCACGGTAGCCTCAACTTGATCGTCTTTGATCAAGCGAAATTCTTTGCCGTGTATCTTGATCCGTGTACCAGTATTGGGACGGACAATAACAAAGTCACCGACTTTGCATGATGGCCCAGATGGGAATCTGGTTGCATCTTTGTATGCATCAGGCCCCATCTTCACTACGAATAATACTGGTGTCAGTACCTCTTCAAAGTGCATGGTCTGTGATGATTTAACTAACTCTCCTTCTCCTTCAAACTTCTCATCCACTTCAGGCAATACCGTCAGCAAATGAAACGTTTTAGGTTCGGGAAGTTGAGTAGCTTTGTCCTCCGCTTTCTTATTAAGAATGCCAGACAAGTCTACGGCTTGAACATTAAAGTCCATAATTTTCCTCCGCAGGGGGCTACAAAATAGCTTACCGATACGCCCCCGCCATATCGGTTCACTTCGTTATTCGTTGTCTTCGTCTTCCTTGAAACGTCTCATCATGGTGTCTATCTCGCCTTTGCAAAGGGACAAGCCCTTGAAAACACCACACATTTCAGAATACTCGGCATAGTCCCTGGCACTTTTGCCAGACAATGCAACTGCATATTGGTCTTCAATCTGCTTGATCTTTACCAATAGATGTTCAAGTATTTTTGCTTCCATCATTCACCTTTCTTTGGTTCAGGCTTCTTAGGTTGTTTAGCCTGTTGCTCTGCTTGACGTTTACGAATCTCATCCATCTGCTTGGCGGAATCTGCCGCAATTTGCATACGCTGCATTTCTTGAGACGCTCTCATGCGAGCCATCTGTTGTTGCTCAGCCAAACTCTGCTCATGTTTTTGCTGCAACATCCTTAAGTTAAGTTGATGCTGTTGCTCTTGCTGAGTTAAGCTTTGCTCATGTTGTTGCGCCGCAGTCTGAAGATTTTGTTGTGTCTCAGCAATCTTTGCGTGCTCTTCAATCGCAGGATTAGGCCCAGCTTTTTGTTGTGCTTGTTGTGCTTTAATCTGCAACTCAGCCTGTTTGATTTGTAAATCACCCTGGACTTTTTGCGCTCTGGTCTGTGCATCCATTTGTGCAATCTGCAATTCTTTCTGTTGCATTTGTACCAAAGGATCTTGAGCTTGTTGGGCTGCTTGTTGTTGTGCCGCCTGTCCTTTGCTTTGTGCAAGAACCTGTTGCGCCGCTTGTGCAGTGAGCTGAGATATCTG